GAAGCCAATAGAACACGTTTTAATAATTTAAATAAATAAAAGTTATGATGAATTCCAGTGATTTGCAAGAAGCAAAGTATTTAACAAAGAAGAATATTGCGAGCATAGCTCCATCAGTATTCGCAAGTGAGCCAAGTAGTGAAGTTTCTAAGCACTACACACACATTCCAACCGAAAGGGTAATTGATGACATGGAGCTTCTAGGATGGAAGCCAATTCAAGCAACCGAAGTTAAAGCTCGTAAGAACTCAACAAAAGGTTTCCAAAAACACCTTATTACATTTCGTAATGATGATGTTGTTATTAATGGAGATGATGGTGATACAGTTTTTCCACAAATCCTAATGACTAACTCGCATGATGGAAAAAATGCATTTCAATTCCAAGCAGGTTTATATCGTTTGATTTGCTCGAATGGTTTAGTAATTGCAGATACGCAATTTGAAGCAGTTAAAATGCGTCATATGGGTTATTCATTTGAAGATCTACAAGATATGATTAAAGAGATGGTTGAAAAGCTACCACTAACAGTAGAATCAATGAATATCATGAAAGCCAAAGAAATGGCAGAGGAAGAAATTCTCGATTTTGCGCGAGCAGCAATTAATACAAGATTTTCAGAAAAGGAAATGAATAGAATTCAAATTGATTTGAAAGAGCTTGTTGCTCCAGTGCGTAAAGAAGACGCAGGTACAGATCTTTGGTCAGTATTTAATGTAGTTCAAGAAAAAATCATTACAGGTGATTTCGATTACCGAGCAGGTAATAAAGCACGTAAAGCACGTGAGATTAAAAACTTCAAACAAGATATGAAAATTAATAAAGAGCTATTTGAAGTAGCGCTATCATATGCAGCGTAATGAAGTTATTTGGATAAATGGAACGTTTGATGTGCTTCATATGGGGCACATTAAACTCTTCCAAAAAGCGCATGAGATAGCATGTGATGAATTTAGGAGCTTCAGTTGGAAGATAGTAGTTGGAGTTGATACGGATGAAAGAATTCGGGAGAAGAAAGGTCCTTCGCGACCAATTAATACCTTAAAAAATCGTATGGAATTCCTCCACGCGATAAGGTGGGTTGATGAAGTTTATGCTTTTCATAGCGATGATATGCTTCGCGATTTAATTAAGGCGCATGCACCCAAATATATGATAATAGGTGATGACTATAGGAATAAATCTATAATTGGAAGCGAGCATATAGGAGAAGTAATTTACTTACCTCGCTATGAAGGCTTAAGTTCTTCGGCTATTATAAATGGAACCCACAACTAGCATATATTTATAACAAAATTTCAGCATGGCAACATATTCTTCAGGATCAATGAATGGAGTAGGAACACCAGGACAAGAACTTCTTGCAGGAACTACCTACACATTCGAATTACAAAATAGAGACGGGCAATACCCACTTAGAGGAACATCATATTTAATTCTCGACGGCAGCGAAGACGCAGTCGATCAAGCCGGTGGATTAAGCGGTGGAACCAACACTACAATAACTGGATCATTCGGTGGCTTCCTCAACTCAATCAACTCTTCATCATTAGTAACTGAATCTACAAAATGGGGAATTTCAATGCAAGACTCTGGCTCAATTGGTGGAGCATTTGAATTCACTCCACTACAACCAATTCCCGTTAATTCTTACGCTATTCGCTCAACTGGTCACTTTGAATTAACTATAGCACCATAATACTGGTATATACGTATTTAGATATTATTATATGGTAAGAGGAGACCTTTTTGAGGATTTTAAATATCATTTGGATTTTAATTAACTATTTTATATATTATTCTCAACATACACACACAATGCAAGAAAAAATGGATCCTAAAAGTTTAGTAGAGCATATAATGTCTCCTGTAATGATTAAGAATACTTTAACCCAACAAATGTTTGATGAAATTTTACATTTATCTTACTTTTTAGAAGGCTTTAAACCTCATAATATATTAGAAGTTGGAGCTAAAGGTGGTACTTTTGGATTGTTTAGTAGATTATCTACGGGGGTTAAAGTTGCAATAGATATTGAAGAAGATTTTAGAAAATTTATCCATTTATCAACAACCGGTATTGAAAACGTCCATTTTTTATGTGAAAATTCCCAAACTAAAGAAACATTTAAAAAAGTAAAAGAAATTTGTCCTCAATTTGATTTTATTTTTATTGATGGAGACCACACATATCAAGGAGTTGAAAATGATTTTAATTTATATAAAAATTTATTATCCCCTAGAGGAGTAATGGTATTCCATGATATTGATCCTTTACATCAATTTAAAGGTGATGAATATGCTGGTGGGAATGCTTGGTTATGGTGGAAAGAATTAAATGAAGGAGTAAAATCAGAATTAATTTGTCAACATACTGATGATCGAAGATGTATTGTAAACGGAAGTCCTAATCATTTAGGGGGTTTAGGGTTTTGGAGAAAAACTTCTAACTTCTAATAAAGACTTCTGCGAAAATATGTGGCTTCCCGAGATAGGGTTCGTATATTTACGGGGTAAATGAGGCGCGAAGCCAAGCATTTAAAATTAAAATAAAGGTTATGTTAAATAAGCAAAAAGTAAAAGGTTTTAGAAGTGATTTCGAAAAAGCAGTAACACAATTAGAAAAAGATTATGGTGTTACAATTTCATTAGGTACAATTAGATTTGATTCTCAAGAATTAAGAGCAAAAATGACTGCTAAAGTAGGTGATGCACCTGTTAGAGCTTCAAAAGATGATTTTAATATTGGAGACATAGTTGGTATTAACCATAAAAAAGTTAATCCTAATGATGAATTTACTATTTATAAAATTAATAATAAAAACATTGGAGTTAAAGATAGCAATGGTGCTATGATGAGAGTTTCACCAAGTTTACTAGTTAAAAAATAAGATTATGAAATATATATTTTATCCACTAGCATTTGTATTAGCCCTTTCTTCATGTACTAAAGAGAATTTATTTGAAACTCCTTGTAGTGGAGATTGTGGCACAAGTTATGAAGTTATTTATAAAAATGAATTGATGTCTTCTAATGGAGATGGTTATTATGAAATTGAGTGGGATGATTTAAACTATTTCCAAATTTCAGGATACTTAACTCCGGTCAATGATCAATATGTTATTAATAGAGTTCCTCTTGTTGAAGCTAGATTTGATTCTGATTATTGGGTTGTGTTAGATAGTTTAACATTTCAAACACCTATGTATTCATATTTGGGTTGGTTTAATGATCAGGATTTAAATACTCCAATTGCTGTCGGGAGTTATACTTACACACTAACAGATATGATTGATTTATTTCCCCCTCTTAATGTTGTAGGATACCAAATTCCAAGATTTTTTGATGTAGATCATCCTGCTGCTAGCACCCTATTAGGGACATATTCAAAATATACCTACGAACCTACACAAAATATATTTTTAGATAATGAAATGGTTGGTGATACTATTAACATTTTTATTGAAACTCAATTTAATACAGATATGGGTCAAACCGAAATCATTGAAAATAAAATTTCAGTAATTGTCCTTTAATTTGGAGGATTAAAAAATAATTATTATATTAAAAGAAAAAAGATATGGCAAAAAATGACTACCAAGACAATGGAACTCTAATTACATTTGGAGATGAAGGACAAACTTTACGTAAAGATGATCCTCGTACTAAAGAATATGTTGATAGAAAAATAAAAGAAATTGAAAATCGTAGCATGTTTGAAGGCATCAATTTAAGTGATAAACGTGCAGATGATGAAAATTATGAGGATTATAGAGATCGTTTAAAAATTAATAAACAACTTTATAAAATTTATAAACAGCTAGGTAGAGATAAATGTTGGGAACAATATCCTAATGGATTTAAATCAGTTATTGATGCAATTCAAGAACAATCAAAGAACCCACCATTAACAGCTACTATGACTACCGAAGATGGTAAAGAAATTCCAGTAACAATTAAAAATGAAAAAGATGCTCCCACAGTTTAAAAAAGATTTTCTTGAAAAAATTAGTAGTGATGAAATGCTTAAATTCAATGAATTATGGGCAAGTGTAGAACGTCATGGTTTGACATTTGAGGTAATTCATACAGCATTAGAAGAAATGAAATCTAATCCTTCATCATCTCCTCTCCTTTGTTTGCAGATTGCAGCAGAAGATTGGGATTGCTAATAATTTGTTCGTATATTTAATTATAAATAAAAATAAAAGTTATGTCAAAAACAAAAAAAGACCCTAAAGTAGAATTAATCAATGAAATTATCCAATTATCTAAAATTAGAGATGAATATTGGAGTTTTCATCCTGCTAATCCTCATTCTGTAGATGTTAATGTTGAAATACCTAAAATAGACAAAGCTATAGAAGAACTTCAAAAGAAAATAGAAGATATCAATAAACCTCCAACTAGGATGTTTCATAATTAAATCCCTCGAATGCTCGGGTGGTGGAATTGGTAGACACGTCAGACTTAAAATCTGATTCGCCGAACGGTGAGTGCGGGTTCGAGCCCCGCCCCGAGTACAAATCCCCAAAACGTTATTTTTTTATTATATGGTGTTTATAGCTCAATTGGTTAGAGCATCGGTTTGTGATACCGAAGGTTATGAGTTCGATTCTCATTAAACACCCATATGGACTCGTAGCTCAGCTGGATAGAGCAATACCCTTCTAAGGTATCGGTCGTAGGTTCGAATCCTACCGGGTTCACCACATAGGCATGTATCTCCTCAAGCTTATACCTTGTAGAAAGAGTAATTGGTTACATGAGAGTTCAAGTCTCTCCTTGCCTACCCATATGTATAAGGGATAAAACGTTATTCTTCCCCCCTATCCTTTCCCTTAATGAAAAACATATTTTTGGTTTTAATAACCATTATGTCTTACACCACATATTCCCAAACGTGTAATTTAGAACTTATAAGTCAAACACCACCTGCTACAACAGATGATGTACATTCTTTTGTTGTTGAATTTACTAATGCAGAAAATTGTGGATGTAATGAATTTACACAATTTGATGGAAATACTTGTGATGGTAATGGATCTAGTTCTGTAAATAATAATGAAAATGTAACTCATCTTGTTTTTGGTATTCATTATATAAATGAAATCACTGGAGAAGACTTGGGTGAAAATACAGATTGCACTTCAACAACGTTCCATCCAGGTTGGTCATATTCAAACGTTACAAATTGGGGAGGGTGGGAAACAGGTACAACTGCAACTATTAATATAAATCCACCATTTGCGTGGGAGTGTATTTTAGCTACTCCTCTTGAAGGATATTGTTGGGAAGTTGTAATATGGCAGATTAATTTATCCCAAACAGCAGGTGTTGATGACTTTCCAGATAATGGTTGGACTGTTGGTAATAGTTTTAACCAAACACAGACATATCCCGATATTAATATAGATGATAATAGGATAATGGTCTGTCCTAACCCTTGTATACCAGATACAATTACAGAATATATTACTGATACTTTATATATAGAATTACCACCAGATACTATTATAGTAACACAAATTGATACCATTATAACGCAAGAATACGTGTATATAACCGACACACTCATAGAGTATGTCAATATATATGAAATAGACACTATCGTTGAATATATCGCAGATACTTTAGAGATTGAAGTTATAGAATATGTTTTTTTAACAGATACTATTACTGAAACTATTGAAGTAGATTGTAATACTAGTTTACCTTGTAATGAATTAATAATAGACGAATGTTGGCCCTGGAGTATTTTTATCCCTAATGTATTTACTCCAAATAATGATGGTATAAATGATATTTGGCAAGTTATTCTTGATTTAGATTGTTGGGTTGATATAGAATTTAAAATTTACAATAGATGGGGAGGTTTGGTTTTTGAAGGATTTGGAGATGACTACAATAGTTACCCATATTGGGATGGTAGTATGCAGGGTGGACCCTCTTATGTAGCTGATGGTATATATGTTTATACTTTTTATGCTAGAAAACATAACTCCCCAGAAATTTATCAAAAGTCAGGACATCTTACCATTGTAAGGTAAAAATAACTTGGAATACTAGTATTTATAACATATATTAATGATAATTTCTATAAATTAAAAAATATGTCGGCATACGAAGATACACTAATGGAAGTCTATTTAGAGGTAGACAAAAAAGGGATTAGAAATGAATTTGAGAAACAATGTAAAAAAATGGATTCTCAAGAAAAGCATAAATATAAAACAGTAGCTGAAAAGTGGGAGTATGCTCTTAAGAGAATTAAAGAAAAAACATAAAATAATTATATGGTAAGTATAGATAACATATTTGGTTTATTTTCTCATGATGATAAAGATCTTTCTGGGGAGGGGAAAACTACATATGAAGATCTAAAAAAATCCCCAATGTATTATGTTGGAATGTATAAAAAACTGGTTTTGAATCATATTAACTTTAATAAAAAAGTATTGAATTTCTTTGCTAAAAGTAATGATGAATTAGATATTAATGATATTAAAGAAGCAGGAGAGTTTGTTACTTACGGCAGATCCTGGAGTTATATACAAAACGTTGATTTGGATGATGTCGCGCATATAAACGCATTAAAATACTATTCAGACGAATATTTAGACACGGCTCTACAATTAGGAATTAATTACTTTACTCAAAGTGAAGAATATGAAAAATGTGCTTTTTTATATAAAATTTCCCAAAAATTAAAGACTTTTGAACCTAAGGTTGGAGACGAGAAATCCTCAGCGTACATTGGAGGTACAGAGGTTAAAGGGAAAAAGAGATAAGTAGATAAGAGAAATGGGGTATAAGGGTACATGGTACCTAAGGTACCTAAAAATAATATTAATTAAACAACTATGGCATTACGCAACGCAGAAACAATTGTTCACCTAACAAATAAAATACAAGGTCATCTAACAAATCTTAAATTAATGGTTAAATCACAACAACCAGTAGAAGATTTTGTAAAAAAAATAGAAGATACTGAAAATGTTCTTAGAGATTTAGAAACTCAATTAGAAAGAGAACATGCAGCATTAAGAAACGGATAAAATAAATAAATAAAAGTTATGATACTATCAGCAGAACAAATTCAGATGAATTGGGTTGAGTTTATAAGTAATATTGATACTTATATTTCATCACCACGTAAAGAACAACTAAAATCATTTTATGAAAAGTATGAGGATCGTCTTATGATGATGCCAGCTTCACATAAGAAAGAATATCACAACGCTTTTCCAGGAGGTTATATAGACCATGTTAATAGAGTTGTTAAAGCAGCATTATCAATGTCTGCTGTGTGGGAAGGATTTGGATGTGATATGACAACATTTACCCAGGAAGAGTTGGTATTTTCAGCAATTAATCATGATTTAGGTAAAATGGGGGATGATAAACATGAATCTTATTTACCTCAAACAGATAAATGGAGAAAAGATAAATTAGGTGAAGATTATATGCATAATAAAGAAATTGCATTTTCATCTGTACCAGACAGAGGATTATTCCTACTTCAAGATAATGGAGTTAAATATACATTTAATGAAATGGTAGCAATTCAAACACATGATGGTTTGTATGATCCCGCAAATGATAAATATCTAAAATCATACATGCCCGAAACTAAACCAAGAACTTCATTACCTTTCATATTACACCAGGCCGATATGTTAGCCGCAAGAGTTGAATTTGAAAAGGAATGGTTACCTAAATTTAAAAATAGCGTGGATACTAGCAAGAAAAATTATACATTGTCGAATAATAACAAAACCACCAAGTCAAAGGCATTAGGTACAATATCAAGTCCAGGACTTAAAAACATGTTAGATAATTTATGATAACAACAATAATAATACTTTCAATAATAGTCGTAGCTTTAGGGTTTACGACTATTAATCTACTACGAAAGAATGAAAAACAAGAAGATATTTTATTAGGATATTTAAAATATTTAGATAATATATCAAGAATAATAGAGGTTTCAAATGAAAAAATTAAAAAAATAGACATTAAGGGTTCATTTGAGGGTGATGACGAAGTAGGTTTCTTCTTTAAAAATATAAAACAAATCCAAGAAATTCTTAATGATTTTAATATCAAGAAAATTTAAGATTAAATGGATCATATAATAGAAAAAAATAAGAAGCAAAAAAAAGGAAGAGTATATTTTACAAAGGAAACAGAGGCAGCAATAGTAAAATATAATAAATCTACTGATAAAGAAGAAAGAAGTGATTTATACCAAGACCACATTCATTGGCCTTTTTACAAACTAACTCAAAATATAATTCATACTTTTAAATTTTACTATACTGAAGTAGATAATTTAGAAGATCTTCAACATGAACTTATGGTATTTTTATTGAGTAAGATTCATTTATTCAACCCCGATAATGGGGCCAAAGCTTATTCATATTTTGGAACCATAGTAAAACGTTGGTTAATTGTATATAATACTAAAAATTATGGTAAAAAAATCCAAAATATACAAATAAATGACATTAATAACTATTCAAATTTAGATCAACTATCACCAGGATTTATAACTTCTCCTAAAATGGAAGAAGGAGTTTCAGCTTTTACAGAAAAAGAATCTGAGCATGATGAGTTAGCTATGAAAGGTTATAAATATGAAGATAAATTATCTATATTTATAGATTACTTTGTTAAAGATTGTACTGATAGAATATATACTATCTTCCCTAAGGGAAATGATGCTCAGATAGCGGATGCAATTTTAGAATTATTTAGAAAAAGAGAAAATATAGATATATTTAATAAAAAAGCATTATATATCTACATAAGAGAAATGGTTGATGTTAAAACCCCTAAAATTACTAAAATAGCTAATGTTTTATATAAAATATTTAAGGAAAAATATTTAGTATATCTAGAACATGGTTACTACCCTCCCTCAAAAGTATAATTTTTTTATATTTATAACCAAAAAATATGGGACAATTAGACTCAATAATATTTGGTGATAAAAAGTTTTCTGACATTTTAGAAGAAATCTATAATAACCAACGAAAAAAATCAGAACAAGTAACAGCATTAATATCTGAATTAAAACCATTAGTACAAGAAATAGGAGATGCTACTCTTATTGTACCTTTAATTAAAGAGTATATGGAAATCGGTGTTAAAAATGATGATGCTTTAATCAAAATGGCTACTATTATACAAAGAGCAGTTAATACCGAAAGTGAAGATGGAGGTCTTGGGATAACAGATGAAGAAAAAGATCAATTAATGGCTGAAATGGAAAAATTACAAGTTAAAAAAGATAAATAATGGCTATTAGACCAACAACATCTTTAGCAAACCAAGGATCTAAATCATCATCTGGAGCAGGTGCTGCCGGGGTGTTTTCTGGAAGAGTTATGGCTGTTATGTTGGATGATCAAACAAATGCACAAGCCTTTAAAGATTTTGGAGAATGGAGTTCTATAGGGTGTATATTTTTTGATAAATTAAATAAACCAAATGCATCCCCTCAATTTTCATCAGATAATTTTGCAAGACCTTTATTTCCAAATCAATCTATAGTTCCATTAGAAAATGAAATTGTATATTTAATGTCATTACCCAACAGTAATGTTCAAGAAAATGTAAATGAAGTAGGATATTATTATTTTCAACCTATTAATATATGGAATAGTGTACACCATAATGCTATACCAGATCCTATTACGGGAATAACATTACCTATGTCCCAACAGCAGGATTATGAACAAACAGAAGCTGGAGCAGTAAGAAGAGTAACGGATGGTGGAACTGAAATTGATTTAGGTGATACTTTTCAAGAAAAATTAAGTATTAGAAATCTTCTTCCCTATGAAGGAGATAATATATTTCAAGGTAGGTGGGGAAATACTATTAGATTAGGTTCAACAATATTAAATCCAAAAATACCAAATCCTTGGTCTCGTGATGGGGCAGATGGAGATCCTATAATAATATTAAAAAATGGTCAACATGAAGAAGATACAGATCCATGGGTACCACAAGTAGAAGATATCAATACAGATAAATCTAGTATATATTTAACTTCAACACAAGCTATTCCTATTGAAGTAGCAAGTAAAAGTTATAATTCATATTTTAACCCTCCAACTTCCACAGATAAATTTACAGGGGAGCAAGTTATCCTTACTTCTGGAAGATTATTATTTAATTCTAAAAATGATTCAATTTTATTAAGTTCATTTAGTACAATTAATTTAAATTCTTTAGAAAGTGTTAATATAGACTCACCTGAAACTATAGTAAAATCAAATAAAGTATTATTAGGAGATAAATATGCTACTGAACCTATTATTTTAGGTGATAAATTTTTAGCTGACTTTCAAGATCTATTAACAAAAATGATTTCATTAACAGCAGCTTTACAAACTCCTATAGGATCAGGACCTCCATATGCTATAAATGCTTCAATACCTGTACCAGCAGTACAAGTACAACAATCAGCTCAAAAAATGATAGGTCAAATAGCCCAATATAAATCTAAAATTAGTAAAAGTAAATAATGGGATTAGAAAGAGTAATAATAAAGCAAGTAGTTAAAGTAGCTAAAGATACTGGTAAGCTAGAAACTGCTCTTTCTTTAATGGAAGAGAAATTAAAAGCACAAGGTGTTAAAGTTATTGAAAAAGCAGGAATAGATCCTTCTGTACTTCCTTTTAATTTAGAACAACTATTAGAGGGAAATATAGATAATGAAGGACAGCTTTTAACACCTGAATCTATTTGTAGTATTCCTCCCTTAACTGAAATACAAAAAGCAAATGCTATAAAAGAAGTAGAAAATACTTTAACAAATCTTAATAATATTATTGAGAATAAAAACAAAATACAAGTAGCGCTTCAAACTATAAAAACCCCATTAACAGTATTAGCAACAACAGCTTCAACTTTAGATAGTTTAATTTCTACAGTTAAAGGAGCAATTCAAGTAATAAAAGCAATTCCAGTCCCTACTGCAATTATTCCACCCCAAATAGGAGGTATTGGTGTGCCTATAAATGTATTAACTATATTATCAGATTCATTAGATCAATTAGATAAATTATTAACGATGGGGAAGGGAGTTACTAAATCAGTCCCAATATTAACTAGAGCTGTTCTTAATATGATAAGTTCTATTATAGATAAATTAAATGCTTTAGATAATGTAATTCAACCTGTTATAACAACAACTCAAATTGTTCAAACTGCAGCTACAGTTGGAGAACTATGTCCTGTTTTAGAACAAGCTACAATAGATGTAGTTGCAACATCAATTTCTCAAACTATTATTGATTCTGTAGCAGCCTCCGGAGATAATTCCTCAATAGATGTTAATGTATCTTCTGACGCTGCGCTTGCTGCAGCTTTACAAGCTAATGCCTCACCAGGTGTGTATTATAATGGATTTAGATTAACATTAGAATCAAACCCAGATAATGAATTTTCATTTCCATCAAGAAGAATTTCTGCAACTAGAGATTTTGCAAAAGATCCAAATTTTATATACAAAAGAAGAGGTGGAATTGATGGTGGTTCTAATACATCAACACAAATATTAGCAGTAGTAACAATATATAATGCTCCTAAAAATGAACCACAAGGAAGATATTCATATAGTTCATCAACTCAAGTTTTATTTGAAGAAATGAAATATGCTATTGATCTTTATATGTTAGGGGTTATGGGTAGAGCAGTAATTCAAGAAATAGATAACCCAGCAAATATTGAAATTGCGGGAGCTGGTAACAGCGATGGTAGTCAAACTGCTGTAGGAGTAGGTTCAGATCCACTTCCCCCAGGTTGGGTAGTAAATGGACCAGTTGTAGTTCAACCCTTAGACAGAAATACTGGAAATCAAGTTCAAGGAACTATATCAATAAACGAACCAGTAGTAATAACTATGAATACTTTAGGTGGAACTGATCAGGATAGTTTTACTAATAGTTTAATTACTTTTCAAAAAGGAAATAAACCTATGAATTCTCAATTAAGTAGAGAATCATTTGCTCAAAGAAATCAATCTATAACAGCACCAATTACTATATTAGCAGAAACAGGCATATGGAATTATACATTAGCTATAATTAATAATTTCCAAGATACAGGTAATCAAGCTAATTTTGC